GAAAAGGAAAGCCTTGAAGTAATATTTGCTAATGCAGTTTTAGTTGGTTACTCAGGTGAGGATAAGATAGTGCCTACAATATTAAAAAAGAATAACGATGCAGAGGAAAGGATAGACCAAGTTATAAGAATTATGCAATGTAAAAAGATTACAGGTGTTGCAAGTTATAAGATTATGGATGGTGCATCTACGCTTTATACAAATACTGTTTATGGTTACGCAGGGCATTTAGACGACCCCGATGTACCTAATGCAGATATTTGTTTTGGAGTGCCTAAGCAAATATATTTTACTTTAGTAAGCGGCAACCTTTCTAACAACTTATTTAATACTTATTATAGTTCTTATATGGCAGAGATTACGGATAAGGATAGTAGGCTATTAAGTGCTATGGTTAAATTGAATGATAATGAGATTTACAATTTAGATTTTTCTAAATTTATTTATATTGACGGGGGTTTATATCGATTACAAAAGTTAATAGATTATGCACCTAATGAAAACGAAACGACAAAGGCGGAATTTTTAAGAGTAATTTATACAACATATTAAAATGGCAAAAGTAGTAATAGGAGCAGAAATAAAAGTTGATGGCTTAGATGCAGCAGGGCAATCGGTAGGCAGCTTTAAAAAACAATTAAGAGAAGCACAAGGCGAACTTGTTGCAATGGCTGACAAGTTTGGACTTGCATCTAAAGAGGCACAAGATGCTGCTAAAAAAGTAGCAGGGTTAAAAGATAGTATTGGCGATGCAAAAGATTTGGCTGAAACATTTAACCCAGATAAAAAGTTTGTAGCGTTAGGCGGTGCAGTACAAGGGGTTGTTGCAGGGTTTTCTGCATACTCTGGTGTTATGGGTTTGTTAGGTGTTGAAAGTAAAGAAACTGAAAAACTACTTTTAAAAGTACAATCTGCAATGGCTTTGCAGCAAGGTATTAGCGGTGTTGCAGGGGCGATTGATAGCTTTAAATTATTAGGTAAATCAATACAAAGTACAACAGTATTTCAAAAAGCATCAAGTGCTGCAACGGCAGTAGCTGCTACTGTACAAAAAGTATTTACAGGGTCGGTTGCTACAACTAGCGTAGGGTTTAAAGTTTTGAGAGGTGCTATAATTTCCACAGGAATAGGTTTATTAATTGTAGCCATAGGTGCTTTAGTAAATAATTTTGATAGTATTAAAAAGGCGGTAATGAATTTGTTAGGACCGTTTAAATTTATTACGGATGCTATTGGTAATTTAATAACTGCTGTTACTGATTTTTTTGGAATTACAAGCGAAGCAGATAGGGCAACAGAAAAACTAAATGCTAAAACCGCAGAAACTAATAAGGCAGCGGAAAGGCAAATAGAATTAATGGAAGCACAAGGTGCGACTGCAAAACAAATTAGGGCTGTAAAAAATAAAATGTATCAAGATGAGATTGATAATTTAACTAAAATTTTAGAATTACAAGGGGAACTATCCGATGAGGAAACAAGTAGATTAGCAGACTTGAAACATATGCAAAAGGTTTTGAGTGCTGAAGGTGTAAAAGAGGAAGCGGATGCAGCAGAGGCAGCAAAAAAAAAGAAAATAGAAGATGACAAAAAAGCAAGTGATGCAGCAAAAGCAGCGGGGGAAAGGGCAAAAGCAGCAGGAAAAACTAGGGCAGCAGAAAACGAACGTATTGCTCAAGCAGCAGCACAAAAAGAAATAGACAATCTAAAAAACAAAAACCAAACAATAATTGAACTTGCACAAATTGCAGGTAAAGATACGGTAGCAATTAGAGCAGCACAAATAGATGAGGAGATAGCGTTACTAAAAACAAAAGGTAAAAAGTTTGCCGAAGGTATTGCAGTACTAGAAAAAGAAAAAACAATAGCAGCGGCAAAAGAAGTAGCGGCTGGAGAACAAAAAAGTATTGATGCACTAAAATTACGTAACGAACAAATAATAGAACTAGCAAAAATAGCTGGTAAGGATACGGTAGCAATAAGGGCTACTCAAATAGATGAGGAAATTGCATTGCTAAAAAGTAAAACGGGAAATTTTACAGAAGCCATTGCAGAATTAGAACGTGAAAAGGTTGTAGCAGGTGCTCAAGCGGCAGCCGATGCACAATTAAAAGTAGATGAAAAGAAAGCAGAACGTAAACTTTTAGAAACAGAATTAAAAAAGGTAACAGAAGAAACGGAGTTAGCAGACTTAAAAACAAAGTACGATAAAGAATATTTACTACTTGAAGGAAATGAAGCTGCTAGGGCTTTATTGCTTGAAAGATATGGAAAGGAAGGAGCTGACGTAACAAAAAAATATTCCGACATAAAAATTGCACAAGATGAGAAAGAAAGAAAATCAAAGCAGGATAGTATAAAGGCAGTAGGTGATGCACTTGGAACTTTATCGGATATTATTGGAAAAGATACAGCAGCAGGTAAAGCGATGGCAGTAGCACAGGCTTTAATTAATACTTATTTAGGTGCGTCCGAAGTTATAAAAGCAAAGTCAACATTGCCAGAGCCATTTGGTACAATACAAAAAATTGCAAGTGTTGCAGCAATAATAGCTACGGGAATAAAATCAGTAAAAGCAATTACAGCCGTAAAAGTTCCAGGCGGTGGTGGCGGTGGTGGTGCATCAATACCAAGTGTTTCGGCTATTGCACCATTAACGCCATTAGCACCACAAGCACAAGTTACTAACCTAAGTCAATCTAGTATTAACGCTGTTGGGAATGCGGCTAATAGAGCCTATGTTTTAGAAACGGATGTAAGCAATAATCAAGAACGGATAAGAAGGCTTAATCGTGCTAGTCGCATTAATTAAGGAAGATAAAAAAGCCTTCCCAATTATAGTAACGGGAATGTATGGATATTAATTTAGTTCCCGTATTAAGATAATAAATATGCCAACGCTTTACAATTTTAGCCATAGACAAAAATAAACATTACTTTTTACTTTATATAATATAATATATGGATTTTCCTATTTACGATTTATTAATAAATGAAGATGAGGGTAGCGATGCCGAAGTATCTTTTATAGCACTTGTTGATAGCCCTGCTATAAAAAAATCATTTTTACAATTTAACGATAATTTTATTGACCCAAACAAAGGGGAAAAAAAAGATGAGTTTTTAAACCGTTGCATTAGTTATGTAATTAATGAGGGTAAAGAAAATGAACAAGCAGTAGCAATATGTAATAGTTTATGGGAGCAACATTTTGCAGAAGATAGTTATACAGACTATCCAAAACAAGCAAGTGAGAATGCAAAGGCTGCTTTAAGGTATGCTGAAAAATATGGATGGAATGAATGTGGAACTCCAGTAGGTAAAGCAAGGGCAAATCAATTAGCTAACAACGAACCAATAAGTAGAGATACTATTGCAAGAATGGCATCTTTTGCTAGACATAAAGAAAATTCTAATAAAGAATTAGGCGATGGATGTGGCAGATTAATGTGGTTAGCTTGGGGTGGTGATGCAGGTGTTGAATGGGCAGCAACAAAGTTAAAACAAATAGATAAATTTAATAGTTCAAAGATTGCATTTGCTATTCAATCCGAAAGTGAGCATATCATTACTGGTCCTTTAATGATACCTCAACAATTAATCTACCGTAAATCCGAGAGATTTGGTGAACACTATGTAAAGTTTTCAGTTGATACAATTAAACAAATAGCTATTAAGTTTAGCAAAAAAGGGTATCAAAAAAATGTTAACTTAATGCACGAAGCGGATATGCAAGTTGAAGGGCTTACAATGTTTGAGAGTTTTATTAGCGATACTAAAAGAGGTATTAAACCAATGGAAGCATTTAAAGATTTGCCTGATGGAACTTGGTTTGGTAGTTTCTACGTAGAAAATCCTAAAGTATGGGAGTTAATAAAAAAGGGAGAAGTTAAAGGTTTTAGTGTTGAAGGTATGTTTGATTATGAACAGCCTACTAGTAATGCCGAAGCTATGTTGGCTAAATTATCTGAAATTTTAAACAATATAAAATAAAATATATAATATATTATGGACGCACAACAAATACTAGGAAAAATTAAACAAGTGTTTAATGATTTAACAGCACCAGTTGCAGCAGCAGCTCCAATGGATGTACCAACAGAACCAAAAGAATATGAAATTATGGGTGGTGGTATGGTTATGATTGATAAGTTAGAAGTTGGTGGTATTGTAATGATTGACGGTAACCCAGCTTTAGTTGGTGTACTTGAACTTGCAGACGGTCACAAATTAACTATTGGCGATAACGGTGTTATATCTGCAATAGAAATGCCTTTAGCTGTTGACCCTACATTAGATGTTGTTGAAGAAGGGAATAAAATGAAGCCACTTGAAGAAGAAATGAGTGCTAAATTTACAGCATTTGAAACTTCTACTAACGAAAAGTTTTCATCTTACGAAGCTAAGTTAAGTGCTTATGAGCAAAGATTTGCAGCAAATGAAAATCAATTAGGTGCTTACAAAACAGAATTAAGTAAGCATAAAGAAATGATTGAAAAATTATTACAGTTTGGGCAATTAATGGTGGATGCACCTGCGGCTCAAGCAGACCCTGCGGCTAAAGTAGCAAATACTTTTAAAGCAGTTGATACAGAAAAAATAAAAGCAAGTACAATATTATTTAATTAAAAAATAAAACAAAAAAAAATGGCATTATCATTAGGTAGTTTAACAGCTTATACTAGGCAAAGCGTACAGCCCCTATTAACCTCTGCGGTTTTTGGTGCAAGAACTCAAGAGTTAATTATCAAAGGTGGTATCGTACTACCAAACGTAAAAAGTTCACAAGCTATTCCGTTAATGGATACGGACGCTGTGTTTGCAACTCAAAGTTGTTCGTTTGATGCAAGTGGTACAACTACTTTCACTCAACGTACAGTTACAGTTGGTAAGATTAAAGTTGAAGAGAAAATTTGCCCTAAAGATTTAGAGGCATACTTTACTCAAGAGGCTTTAAAAGCAGGTAGCACAACAGAAGATTTTGGCAATGCAGATTTCCAAAAAGCATTCTTAGATAAGAAAAACGTTCGTATCGCTTCTCAATTAGAAACTGCAATATGGCAGGGTGATACAGGTTCTGCAACTGCAAACCTTAATAAGTTTGACGGTCTAGTTAAATTGATTGATGCAGGTTCTCCAGTTGATGCTAACGTATCTGGTTACACAGGTGTAAGTGGTTCACCGATTGCAACTATTTCAGCAACTAACGTAATAGCAGCAACAGAAGGTATCTACAAAGCTATCCCAGTTGCAGTATTAAACAAAGGTGATGTTAAGATATTTGTAGGTGACGATTGGTTTAGATTGCTTATAATGGCTTACAGAGCGTTAAACCTTTATGCTTACAATCCACAAGACAAAGAAGATAGAGTATTTACTTTGCCAGGAACTTCAATCGAAGTTGTACCTGTAAACGGTTTAAATTCAATAGGTGATGCTTATGCTATAAGCGTATCAAATATTGCTTTAGCAGTTGACTTAGTAAACGAAGAGAACAGCTACAAAATGTGGTACAGCGAAGATAACAACGATGTAAGATTTAGAGCAGAGTGGAAAATCGGTGTTAACGTAGCATTCACAAATGAGTGTGTTAAGTTTAAGTCAGCTATATAATAAATAATTTTTAACCAAAAAGGGCGGTGCAAAACGCTGCCCTTTTTTAATACTAAAAAATATGCCTTGTGCAATAACAGCAGGTTACACGATAGATTGTAGAGATGGTGTTGGTGGTATTGATGCAGTTTACTTTGCCGAGTTCGGTAATGTTACTATGTTAGATGCTTCTGGAACTGTCACTGGAATTACTAAAGTAGTAGGTAAGAGATTTTATAAGTTTGAAGTACCTACAAAATCAAGTGCAACAGCTTCAAGTAACCCAACGGGTTCAACAGAAAATGGTACATTGTTCTTTGAGCAAATGGTAGATTTTCCTATCAACAAAAGAGATGCAACCACTAGAAACGTAATTACAACTTTAGCTAAAAACAAAGTAGTAATAGTAACTAAAGATAAAGACGGTACATATAGAATGTATGGTAAGCAGTACGGAATGTATTTAGGTGCTTCTACGGGAGCAACAGGTGCAGCGGCTGGTGATGCTAATGGTTATGTATTGAAGTTTGAAGGTACTGAATTAGAAGATTTCTTTGTAGTATCAAGTACGGTAGGTAATGCTTTAGAAACCGCTGGTTAATAAACAATAACAAACAAAAGTTCAGCCCCTGCCTGTGAAAGCAGGGGTTTTTTAATATGATAAATTTAACAAAAGGACTTACGCAAACAATATACTTTACGGGTACTGAAAATGCAACCTTATCAGTTCCAAAATTTTTATGTACATTTACAAATAGAGAAACTTTAGAGGTTGTAATTATACCAATAACAAACGTAAGTACAACGGCTAGATATGATAAAGCTAGTGTTGTAGTTAATACTTATTTTAGTACAGCAACAACGGGTTTTTATTCATATAGTATTAGGGAGTTTACAGGCAGTTATCCAAGTTCACCTACTTACGGTGTAATAGTTGAAACGGGATATATGTATTTAAACCCGTCAACAGAGTTTGCACCAACAGAATACGCAGAACAATCTAACGCATTTAAAACATACAATGGATAACATAGGAAAATATAACTTGATTTCTGTAAAGTTTGCCAAAGCAGAGCAACCAAAGTTTGAGGAACGTAAGGGGCAAGGCTACATTCAGTATGGTGCAAATAACGATTACCCCGATTACTTACTTAATCTTTACAAAGAAAGTTCTAAGCACGGTGCTATAATCAAAGGGAAGTCAAATTACATATACGGCAAAGGCTTTAATTTTCCTAAAGATTTAATGGCAAATACGCAAGGCGAAACCTTTAACAATATATTTAAGAAAGCTGTAAAGGATGACGAATTATTTAGTGGGTATTATTTACAAATAATTTACAATTTAGAAGGGAAGATAAAAGATGTTTACCATTTAGATTTCAAAAAGGTAAGAACTAACAAAGAGCAAAATTGTTTTTATGTAAAAAATGATTGGCAAGATAACAGAGAAAAGGCAAGAGCTTACCCAGCATTTAGTGGGACATACAATAAGGATAACCCGTCGCAAGTATTATTTGTAAAGCAATACAATCCTGGCGATGAGATTTACCCTACACCTAATTACTACCAAGCCCTTAATTACATCGAA